GGACCTAACTTAACAGAGGCCACAGAGATAGCAGTAGACTTAGAAACTTGTGATCCTAACATCAAGACTATGGGCCCAGGATGGCCTAGGGGTGACGGTTTTATAGCTGGAGTTGCAATAGCAGTAGACGGTTGGAAAGGATATTTTCCAATACGTCATGAAGGCGGCGGTAATTTTGATGAGAAGATTGTCAAGCGCCAAGTAAAAAAAATTATGGAGTTACCCTGTGATAAGATATTTCACAATGCTTCTTATGACGTAGGGTGGCTTCGCTGGTGGGGTATAGAAGTTAAAGGTAAAATTATTGATACGCTGATAGCCGCTCCGCTGATTGATGAAAATAGATTTAGATACTCCTTAAATGAATTAGGAAGAGATTATTTAAAAGATACTAAGTCAGAGGGTTTATTATACGAGGCCGCAAAAGAATGGGGCGTCGATGCTAAAGCTGAAATGTATAAGTTACCGCCTATGTATGTGGGCCCTTATGCAGAGCAAGATGCTGATCTGACGTTGAGATTATGGCAGTTTTTTAAAGTAGAATTAATTAAGCAAGAGCTATCGAGTATCTTTGATCTCGAAACACGGCTCTTCCCATGTCTGTTAGATATGAAATCTAATGGAGTTCGCGTTGATTTACAAAAAGCTAATCACATAAAAATAGATTTAAGTAAAAAAGAAAAAGATCTTTTATATAAAATTAAACAAGACACAGGAGTTGATGTAGATGTTTGGGCTGCCGTCAGCGTGGCTAAAGCTTTTGATAAGCTAGAGATATCTTATGAAAGAACACCGAAGTCAGGTCAACCAAAGTTTGATAAAAATTTTTTAACAACACACAAACATCCGTTAGCTAAAATGATAGTGCAGGCCAGAGAGTTTAATAAAGCACGCACTACATTCATTGATACGATACTCACACATGAACACAAAGGTCGTATTCACGCTGATATACATCAAATGCGTAGTGAAAGTGGTGGCACAGTTACGGGTAGATTTAGTTATAGCAATCCTAATCTCCAGCAGATTCCAGCTAGAAACAAGGATATCGGACCAATGATCAGGTCTATCTTTGTTCCTAATGAAAAATGTAAGTGGGGTAGTTTTGATTACAGTCAACAAGAACCTAGAGTGTTAGTTCACTTCGCTGCATTAACTAGCGGTGGATTAAAAGGTGCTGGTGAAGTGATTGAATCTTATAAGCACGAGGACCCAGACTTTCACCAAGCCGTTGCAGACATGGCTGGTATAGATAGAAGAACCGCGAAAACAATTAATTTAGGGATGATGTATGGCATGGGTAAAGGTAAGCTTGCAAGTGAGCTTGGATTAGATAGAGATGAAACAGAAGATTTATTTACACAGTTTCACGCTAACGTGCCTTTTGTAAAACAGTTAATGGAACAAGCGACACGCAAAGCAGAAAACGTAGGCTTTCTTCGAACACTGCTAGGTCGTAAATGTCGTTTTGATACATGGGAACCACGAGCATTTGGTATACATAAACCGTTACCATTATGGCAAGCAGAGAAAGAATATGGCCGTGACTTAAAACGTGCATGGACTTATAAAGCTTTGAATAGATTGATACAAGGATCTAGTGCAGACATGACTAAAAAAGCCATGGTAGATTTATACGAGCAAGGAATTGTATCTCATATACAAGTTCACGATGAATTAAACTGTTCGATTGAATCTGATGAGCAGGCAAAAAAAATTAAAGAAGCAATGGAAAATACAGTGCAATTGAAGGTACCTTTGAAAGTAGACATGGATATAGGATCATCATGGGGAGAAATGAAAAAAGGGTAATTGGTGACGTTAGTGAACATAGAGCTATCATTAAGTTCTTAGAGCAAGGTTATGAGGTATTTAAAAACGTATCGAGTTCTGGCCCCATTGACATGGTGTTAGTTCATCATGAGACAGGAGAGGTCAGACTCATAGATGTTAAGACAACATCACGCAGGACAAAAAGTTGGCGACCGGGATCAAAGATTATTAGACAACGGACCAAGGAACAGATAAGGTTAAAAGTAGAATTCGAGTACATCGAAAAGGAGTAAATGTTAAAATTTTTTTTAATTGGTTGGGTATGCATAGGTATGGGAGTAGATCAAAGTTGTCTAAGAGTTGCGTCTGAAGTAACTCACCCTAACTATGAAGAATGTAATGATTATTATCAGTGGGTCCAAGAAGATCTAACAGACCTCACTGAATATGTCACCATGTCATTTAATTGCGTCCAAGCCGCTAGTTTAGAGGATATTTTATATAAACAAGACACATAGATTGTCCTTGACTATCATATAAATTCCCATATATACCTATTATTATATGAAACAAGATATAATATTTAGGAGAAAGAAATGACAGATGTTACTAAGTATAAATCTGTAGCCATAAAAATTGATGTGTACAACAAGGCAAAGCCCATGGCACAAAACAAGTATATGTCTATGGGTTCTTATTTACACTATTTAATTGACAAAGAACACAATCAAGAAAGCAATCAACCAACCATACAGAATGGAGAGGACCACAGTGCAAGAACAACAGAACAAGGATAACGTTAAAAGAGCTTTATATATATCAGTCTTGAATAAGATGATAGGTAATTTATCAGAGCTAGAAGCAAAAGAAGTTTTATTAACAAATGTACCAGCGTACATCACAAGTAAAGAACATGATCACGCTGAACATATCAAAGAGTTATACAATGTGCTAAGAGAGAAAGCTGAACTACAACACGCCATAAAGGATGTGCGTTCCATTTACTTTACAAATATGCCTGCACAAGGGCACGTAAAGGATGATAAAAAAAATAGTTAGTGGCGTCGTTAGATTTCAAGAAAAAAATCCAGAGTCAGGTGACGTAATCAATCGCGTCCGAGTTCATTATACTGACGGTACAATAAAAGAGTTTGATGTTATTGATTGGGAAATAACATTACAGGATGGTCGTCGTTTGTGGAAGAAACACGAGCAATCTATTAGTGAGTTTAAATGACTGATACTACAGTCTATGATAAGAGAGCAAAGAATCTGAGATATAAATCAGATAGACGAGGATTTAAACAATTGCGGTGGGAAGATCTGGCCGAGAAAGAAAGAGATTATTGGAGAGCAAGGGTTCAGCAAATGGATCAGGACAGAGATGAGTTCCGTATTAAAAAAGAAAAAGCATAAGGGGCGACGTAAAGTGGGGTCCAAAAAGAGACGCAATCGTCGCCGTATCCGCTTACGCCTCCGTGTAAGGAAATAACCTAATAATGTTATTTCTTACAGGTATTGGTGCCTCTTCTTCTTGTTCGCATTCACATACTTTTTTATTCGATAGTGCAATATTCTCTTGTTCTAGTTTAGTTACCTTGTCTGTTAAGTAGACGATAACGCTCTTCATTTCATCAATGTTCATTTTAATCTCCTGTATATAGTGTAAATTTCCTATTTTATACTAAGCGAAGATTAAAAATCAATCTCTTTTATTATTGGGATCTCGACTCTCGTGTAACTGATCACCGATTGCATAGACCATAACGCATAAAAACGCTAATAATGTGACGATGAGTAATAATAGAATAGTTGTTAGTATGTAAAACAATCGCAATCCTCCAAGTCAAATTCACAGATAGGACAGATTTCTGTGACCTCTTCTTCCATTAGATGAAGTCTTGTACTATGATAGGTGTTCTTTTGCCTATATAGGCCCCTAAAACGTTAAAATCAAGGTATTCTATCGCCTCTTCTACATCCATATCATCTCTGTCTCTTAAAATGTAAGCCATCTTCTTTTTACTATAAACTAATATGTCGTCCATACCACAACGCGAACCCACGCCGATAATCGCATCATCAAAGCCGTCCCATTTAAGTAAATCGTCGTCCACTACGCCAGGCTCGCCATAAGCTCTGACATTTTCTTTGCGCGATTAGGGGTCTGCTTGGCCCAACGCGAATCGAGCATTTCTTCACTCGCTGTTAACCATTGAGGTGGATCATCTCTTAGAGCAGCTAAAAAATTATGAAACTTAGAGACTCCTGTTTTTCCTAATTGAAAAACCATTTCCACTACAATTTCATTAGCTAAAGAAGGTAAATTACAACCTTTTAATAGCTCTTCTGCCCCTGATATCGCGTTCTCTAAATCTTTTTCTAATATTTCCATTAAAAATTCTTCGTCGTATTCTTTATCATCTTCCCAAAAATCTTCGACGCAAAGATGGCCGACGCCCACAGTTCTCTTGCCTAGTGTGTCTAAGTAGACCTTGTTGCGGTAACCTTCATGATCACGTACTGATTTTAATAGTCTTTGCATATCCATTAGTTTCTCTCCATTCGATGTATATCTAAAAATGCTATGGACTTCACCCAACCTGACGGGATGATAATGTGACGTCCACCGTCTTTTTCATCGTCGAACTCTGAGTAATCTGCCATAATGATTGTTTTTTCTTTGTCCTTGTATACCATCCAACCCATTGAATGACATAGTGCTAGTCTTTCTTTTTTTATGTCCTCTAAGCTATGCCAACCTGTATCTCCGTCTTTGGCGTCGTACCACGAAACAAGGACCATGGGATAGATAGTCTCGCTCTGTGGCTTCTTTTTCATTTAATGTTTTTTATCATGATATAACACTCTGCACAATAAAACAAAAAATCTCTAACTATTACGACCGAATGTTTTTTACAATTACTATTACAACATTTTTTGGGGCTAATGCTCAATGAAAATGACCTCGAAGAAGGGGTCGTGTGTTATAGAAAGGAGGAATCGTCATTAGCCCTATTTAAATATAACTATTTAGGACTTATTGTCAATTGATGATTAAAATGCGACACTTTGTCCCATTGACTTATAGGATTTAATAGGATATAGTAGGATATTAAGTAGAAAGGAAAAACAAAAAATGGCAAAATTTATTAAAGAACCAGAACTTACTGTTAAAGAAGTTCAACTTTTATATGATTGTCTCTCTAGGACGGCTGAAAAAGAAGATCTTACAAAAGAAGAAATGGATCTATATTATGAGTTAACTGAGTGTCTTGGAAGTCAACCAGAAACATACGAGTAATTAAATTAGGGGGCTTTGGCCCCCTTTTTACTTTCCTATAGATATTTTAAACTGAAAGTGATTTATGTTTTTATAAATACCACAAAACAGAGGTAACCACGTAACCTGAGTCAAAAACCATTGTAAATCAACAATAGTATGGTTACTTCTATGACGTAACCACAGGTAACCACAGGTAACTCACCCTATATGTCTTTTTTGAACTGAAAGTAGTATTATT